TTGTAATATTTTCGGGCAATGGTGGTGTATTGCGTAAGACCATATTTTTCTGCTTTGGCGTTACCCCCTGTACTATTAGCACAAGATCTGGAGCAAAAGTATTTTTCTTTTACAGGGTGTTGATGCTCACGTTCAGTAACGTTGAATTTATTTTCACATCGATCGCATGATACTATAAACCGCTTGTATTCACCTAACGCATCATCAAATCGACGTTTAGATGCTGCTTTAACATTCTTGTAAGAATCACTCCGTCTTGGATTCTGTTCGCAATGACGTGAGTGATTCGCCATTTCTGTTGCTCTAGTATAATCAAAACTCTGTTTGCAATGCTTGCAAGTCCACATACACACCTCCTTGATATTCGGGAGTATTTATAATTTGCAAAATTTTGCAAAGCAGATATTGTCCAATGGTCTCGCACCCCCGACTCGAACGGAGATCTTCCACGCCCCAAACGTGGCGACTTACCAATTAGCCCAATGCGAGAATAAACTTTTTGGTGCCCCTTGATGGAATCGAACCAACAACTGATGATTACAAGTCAACTGTTATACCATTTAACTAAAAGGGCAGACATATTAAAACACACTCTGTCGTCGTTTTTGCTACGCTGGTAACGACCAAGACCTCAAAGAGTGTGTTTTAATATGTTCCCTGACCGAAATCAGGGAACCAAAACAAAGTTCCAAGTTGTGAAAGAGCGGTGGTGCTTTTCAACACCAGAAAAGTAATTCTACTTCACTTTTCTTTTTAAGTCAACACCAACAAAAAAGCCCGGTTTCTTGCGATTTCCGGGCTTTGTTCTTAGTGCTGGTTACAGCTAGTTTGACAAAGCCCTCATCTATCCCAACCCTCATTACGTGTGGCATACAATGAGGTGGCCGCAACGCTTAGCGTTGTTGGCTGGGAAATCACTGTAAAGGGTTTATGAGTAAGTTTTGTCATATGATTATTTATAACGACTGTCGTGTGGTTTTGTAAAATTTTGAAAACTTTTTGGAGCTACATTAACTACTCGTAATCCCATCTTGCGCAGAAAGTCTACACCGAGCTCATTCTTGTAAGTGTCTCGAAAGTACACTGTATCGATTCCAGATCCGTAGATCAACTTGGCACAATCGATACAAGGAGCGTGAGTACAAAAGAGATACGACCCCTCACCACTTTCATTGGATTTAGCAAGTTTGGTGATCGCATTTGCTTCTGCATGGATTACTTGTGGTTTTGTTACAAGAGTTGTCCAACGCTTGGTTACTGGATCGTGTGTCCAAGATCCGGTTGTGATGTCTCGTTCGTCATACGTGTAGAGCTCGTCTTCACAATTGTTGTCCCAACCCGAAGGAGTGCCGTTGTAGCCAATAGAGATAATTCGATTATCCTTAACTACAACAGCACCGACTTTCAACTTTCGAGCTTTGGAGAGCTGAGCAAATCGCTCAGCTGTGTCCATGTAAGCATCAACCCAATCCTGTTTCATTTGATCCTCGAAAATGATACTGCACGAACAATTCCCTTGGCCTCCTGCTTAGCTAGAGACCTTAGGTGTAGCTTTAGTGCATCTTCAGTTGTACGAAAATCACTGTACATCCAGCCTAAACCCTTGACCATCTTATAGTAAGTAATTGCATGTGTGTAACCAAGTTTGTTCATAATACACTCCTCAAAGATACCTACACTATACTACACTTACATCTAAAGATCAATAGTGTCTTCACCACTCCAATCAAAGAAGATTCTAATGACACCGATATCAATCATAGCAGCTTGATATTCAGACATAATCTCAAACCCAAACATTATGCCACTAATAAAGTCTACGCTTACTCTCATGAAACCACCTCTTTAGTTTGGTTAGCCAATTTGCTCGTTTGTGGACTCTGATTGGACTGGTTGGGGGCTTGCTGACTTGCGAGACCCGCCCCGCGGTCTCGCGGATTTTTTTACGGTCTCCTTTTCCTTAGCCAACTCTTCGGCCGTTAGTTGAGGAATGTAACCAGCTTCAGCAACAACTTTCTTTGTAATGTTTGGATAGAGTTTAGTTAGCTTTTGGTCTTTGATAGCCAACAAAATCTTTGCTTCATCTGGATGAATACTCTCAAGCATTTGAATGAACAGTTGCTCTCGTTTGATTGATTTTAAATCAGCACGACAAAAGATGTAAAACTTTCTGGTCTCACCAATAAACTGAGCAGGGGTGACACCCATAGGTTCTGTAGCTTTCCTAAAAGGTGGCTCATCGTTAGGAAGGATGAACTTACCCTCAGCAGTAAAAGCATGCTTAAAAATGAGACCTAGAGGGCCTCCATCTCCATGCTTCTTATAGGTTGTGTGCAGCAAGGATGGATCATCATTGATCTCCTTCAGCACTTCAGTAACATACTTTGTCATCAAAATTCCTCAATTGTCAAGCCCAGAAGGCTGAATCGGTTGTTAAAACTTTCAACATCTTTAGGCATGTCACGCACATTAATACCTTTTAATGCCCAATAATCTATATGATCTTCTATAATGTGTTCAAATTCAACTTTTTGTTGACATAAAGGACATATATATTCCATTTAGCCTCCCATATCTTATAAATAAGCGTAGGTCGCGAGTTGCAGCTCCACCCACTCTAGACATTCACAACATTCTATTGGAGAACATTATGTCCAGCTCAAAATTTTGTGTTTACCTTACTACTTATAAAGGTAATAAGCTACCACCATTCTACATTGGATCCACTAGCCTCATTCGAATTACTAATGGCTACCGCGGTTCGGTAAAATCTAAAATGTTCGCTCAGATATGGAATACTGAGCTTAGAAACAATCCTCATTTATTCAAAACCCAAGTTATATCTACACACGATACCAGGCAATCTGCTCTTGCAAAAGAAGCCGCATTACAGCAAAAACTTAATGTAGTGAAATCTTCCATGTATGTTAATCAAGCTATAGCTCAAGTTTACGGATATGCTGGACGAGATGTATCAGGAACAAACAACCCTATGTATAGAAAAGGTCACAAAATAAAAGGCAGAATGAACGGTAGATATGGTGACGGAAGAACTACGTATCGTGATAAATCCGGAAGAACTGTATGTACTACCCCATCTGATCCAAGAGTGCTATCTGGTGAATTGGTCGGTAATGGAACGAATGGTGAGTTGATATCTTTAACAAAACTCTTAAAAAAGTTTCCCGATGCTAGGGCGAATACGCAGAACGAAATGTACAGGTACATACACAACCTGTTTATGTCAAGCAAAATGAAACGTACGGAGTTTTGTCGCCAACACTCACTCGATTACACTACGTTCTTAAAAGTCTTCGATGTCTTCAAGTAGCAACCGGCACCGGTGCTTGACCAAGTACTGATATATAGACATCTTGTCTCCTTTAGGAATGATATTGGTGTAGGTAGATATAATCTGGTCTTGAATATCATTTGGTATTCGGGACAGATCAACCAAAGATGCATTTCTATCCCAGTTTCTTGTCTCCTCTTCGTTGATACAAGCACCACGTCCATGAGATACAAACTTCTCCAATCGACCTGATGTCATCTTTTTCTGACGGCTGCCCTCTGTGATAAAAGTATCATCTGCAGACAATGCGTTAGGAATACCATCTCCAGAATCGCCTTTAGCAATATGCTCAGCAAGATAGGCTTGTGGGTTATCACACTTGACCACTTTCTTTTGAATCGGACTATACTGCTTGACATTGTCATACTTGTGCAACTGCTTGAAGTCTCCATCAGAGGATACAATCATCACAGGCTGCTTCTCTTCAAACATTCCACGATCGATCAGACCATTCGTCTGAGTCCATTTACAAAGAGTGCCGATAATGTCATCCGCCTCAACACGCTCAAAGTGAATTACTTTGTAGGGAAAGTGTTGAGACAGATCATCCCGAATCTGAGAAATAGTATCGAAGATCAATGTCCAGTCAAGGTCAGAAGCTTCTCGTACTTTCTCCATACTCTTGCGAGTACTTCTTCTTGTACATCTTAATGCCTGTTAGGATGGCATGACGAATGATGTTGACGGCTTCTGGGTTGTTTGCATTCTTCTTCAGGTCAGCTTGAAACTGAAAGATGTTGGACATCGCGACCTGAGAATAGTCGAGGATAATCATTCCGTTCCCTTTGTAAGTTCTTCTACTTGTTTCTTTAGAGCTTCATTCTCACGTTTGATTTTGCTAATCTTGTAATAAGACCAACCTAGCTCATCATACTTGTCACGAATTTCCGCAATCTCATCTTTGTCTATTTCACGTAAAGTTGTTTTCGGGTTGATGAGAAAAGATCCCTTCTCCCAATCAAACCCTAAGTTAGCTGAACCAACATCTGTGAAAGGAACGTGTCCAACTGACCCAACTTTGTATGTCATGATGCACACGTTCACATCTTCGGGATTATCAGCTCGACTTACAGCGTGATCAACAGCTCGCTTTAACTCAAGCAAGTTCACTTATAAATGCTCCCCTTGCCTTTTGATTCAAAGTATGCAAACACTAGGACCAACAATACAGCTAAGCCAATCCCGATCCAGAATGGAGCAAGCACCCATACCCATGACCAAGCAATAACATCAGTCAACTTCAACACAATAAAAATCAAACCCAACATAGTAAGAAAACCAACCTTCATAATATAACTCCTTAGTTAACAGCCAATAAAATCATTTCTTCGTTAA